TTATGCAGTACAAAAGGCATTCGCCTTACTCCTCAGTTGCTTCAACTTCCTCTGTTGCTAGTGCCTCATCCGTGAGGTGGTTTGATTTAAGATCAGTCATCAGTGCGACTGTCGCGGCTTGCATCAAACCCACAGTCATTGAAGCTTCTCTCAAACTCTTGTCTGCCTCCATTAAGTGAGCCAGTATAGACCGTCCCTCAACTGAGATCAGGTCTGACTCATACTTAACATCGTCTACTGTTACTATCGCCATTATAATTCATCCTCCATTGTGTACTCTTCGGTGGTCATGCCAAGCTCCTCGCCATCAGGAGTCCCTACCTCTACGAGATTAAGAACCTGCATAGCTTGGAAGTCTAAGCCTTTAAAACTTCCATACTTGTTAGTGGTTTCCCACTCGTTGTACTGTACCTTCACGGTAGAGCCGTTACCTACACGAGCGTCTAAGGGCTTCTTGAACTGGTCGATCAGCTTAGGAGCTTGTCGCACCATTCCGTTTGGCCCTTCGACCTTACGCTTAATCAAGATTGATGGGCCTTCTTCCATCTGCTTGATGTTAAATCCACGAGCCTTGAAGTCTGCCGCAGTCGCTTCATCAACAACTAGGTTGACTGAGTACGTAGGTTCAAAGGTCGTGTTAGGTGTAGTCACTGCCGCCCAGTATGCTGAGCCTTCTAGTATAGCCATGTTACTTTCCTCTTGTGGTTTTAAAATTGAGCGTGGAGTATACCACGATTGTTAATTGTTGTCAACACTTTTAATTAAAAGAATTTATCACTGAACCAACAGCGATAGCAAGTAATATAAGGGCTAGTATCAACCCTTTAATTTCATCGGGGTCACGCGGATCAAAGCTCATCTCCTTTCCTCCTCATCAATGTGTCGTACTCAGTGCTGTCAATGATAAACTGTATGACGGTCTGCTCTCTAACATTATACATAGCACACGCCCTGCTTAAAGGTATCTTACCATCGACTACATCTGTCGCGGCTCTAGCTGTTGCAATTGCGGCAGGGCTAGGGCTACCTGAGATACTCTCTGCAAACATTACTTCTTCTCCTCGTCTATCATAAGCTCTGAAATGTATAGCAACTTAACTGCAACTGCTAATGTTAATGTACTTACAAACAGTAAAATTATTTCGTGTATCATACACCACCTCTCTGTAGTAAAACAAAACAAAATATACATACATATACTATTGAACAGATCACCATGAACCTTATAACTCTTACACCTGCCACCGGCGCAGGGTACTGCTCAATAACTCTAGTCCTTATCACGTTCAGTATTGATAGGGCTGTCTCGCTGAGAACGCTTGTCATTCTTTTTAGCATCTATTAACTCCTTAAATTTAGTTTTAAATATAGCATCAAAGTTAGAACTATACTTCTCCGCATTTACTTTGCGTTGTCTATCTCCTTTGCCGCCATGTGTTGCGTTACTCATCACTGCCCTCCATGTATATCTTACCGAACGTAATAACAATAAACGGCACGAGCAACACTGTGCCTTCAAAGCTTGCCGCATTTAGTGAGTCATCTAGTGAGCTAGTAACCCACACTGGTCTACTGTCTGTGAACTCTAAGTCTAAGCCTACGCCATTGCGTAAGCCCAAACTCAAGTAGTACTCTCCTAACTGTAGTGTCATGTTATGCCGCCTTCATTAAAAATGAATTAGATCGTACAGCTTTACGTACAGTCTGCTGTCTGTCGTGTTGTATAGCCGCTATGTTCTGCGCGCTTGATTTTCTAACAGCACCAAAGTGTGTTGACCAATCAGTCATAGCATTGTACACAGCCCAGTAGTTAGAGCCTAGCCTTTTCTTATATACACTGGAGTATACATTCCACATGTAGTTTAGGTTTTCGTTACGTCTTGGAAGGCTAGACAGTACAGTGGCAGGGTCTAATAAAGTAAAACCTGTCTCTAACTTAACATCCAGTGCATCTGCAAAGAACTTTAAAGCTTCCATGTCTCTGACTTGTGTTTGATTCCACTGCAACCATAGCTCTCTTTCATTGTGGAAAACATCCAACGCTTTATTAATTATACGGCCGCCCATCTCAATGTCTAAAGACCTAGTGTGCTTAGACTTATAGACCGCTACCTCACCACCAACAAAGACCTGAAGATTAGTACAAGCATACTGGGTCGCGGCGGCACTCATCATATGTAACCATGATCCATCATAAGAAGATATACAAAGTAAACTTAGCGATGCCGTATCTCCATCGGGTGTGTCAAAAGTATAAGCAGGTAGTGTGGTTTGAATTGCAATTCTAGAACCGTTGTGACTTGTCTGTATACTTTCTTTAATACCTGTAGTATCAATAGGTGAACGCTCCAAAACATTCCGAAGGTTATCAACTAATTTTCTAGGTTGCGGTGCTGTCCTGCCATGACCTGCAACACCTAACTCCTCGCCTGTATCAGTGCGATAGATAACAGACTTGGAACTACTGTAACATCTCTGCGGTGCTGTGCCTTCATAGCCTTGCTCATCAACAGTATATTTTAAGGGCGCAACAGCAACCTCAAAGTCTGCTGACCCATAGCCTTGATCTCTTAACGCTTGAATCGATTTGTTGTTGTTAAACATTGATTGAACAGTATTCATTTTCTTTTCCTTATACCTGTTATAATTTATTTAAAAGATTGTACCACAAATCTCTTCTGTTGTCAACACCTCAATGAGTGCTTGACTTTCAAAGCGATCTGTGCTATACTCAACTATATAGTTTAAAAGATAAGAAGAAAGAAAACAAGAACATCTTCTATAATAAACTATAAAGAACTACATAGACTCTATAGGTCATGCACCTCCAAGGCATAGTCGCCCTCCTCAACAATAGTTTTATCGTCCTCAATTCCATACTGTTTACACAGGGTTTCAATCAACTGTAGTTCTTCATCCATTGTCCTTCTCCTTTTCGATTAGTTCGGCAGATACCACAGCGGTTTCAACCACCGTGATCTCTGACATACTTGGTGTATAATGTTTACGAGTAACAGGGTTGTTACCGTACTCCATCGCCTGTTCAGGTGTCTCAGCCGGTATAGTTATGTAGTAACCATTCAACTCAGACATAAGAACCTTGTAACGATTGATGGGTTTGGTTGTATCTATGATGCCTTTCATATCTTATCGCTCCACTGTTATTTTAAAGTCTGTTGCATCTAGCTCAGCCTTGACTGCATCCATGACCTTGGTTTCAAGTGCATCATCTATCATAACTTCGATTGCATATGAATCTGGCAGGTCTAAATCGCCCACTGCATTTTGAATTATATCCTCAACCTCATGGCTGTCTGTTTTTTCCTCCATGATACATTCAAGATCGTCGAGTCTACTCTCAATAGTAGTGGCGCGTTCCGCGTCGAAAGTATTATCTCCATCCAAAATCATAACACGCCTCTCTAACTCTGCGATTCTGTTGGCATCGCGGATATGTATCTTCTCCATCTCGTTAAACTTCGCTTCAAAGATTGCGTTTTTGTTGTTAGCAAAAATTCGTAAGTCAATCCATTCCTCTACTGCGTTTATCAAAGTCTTCATTTCAATCTCCAGTTTAATTTAATCCAACACGGAGCGCACACATATACGCCCCGATCTTTTATAGTAGCATTACAGCCACAGCTACATTGTACCATTATGATAAGAACCTTTCAAGATAACTTTCCTGCGCCCCTGCCAGTGTCATATCATAAACACCTGATACTAGATAGTAATTGCCATCTTCTCCTAGCAATAATCTATTAGTACTGTAGGATTTATCCAACGGCACATCTCTCAAAGGGTCATGCGGTCTTCGACATATCGCTAAACCTTTCTCTAAATCAACCACTACACCCTCCCAGTTCAAAAAGTGTATTGCTTCTAGTGCCTTTTCCATAGATGTATTCATGCCGTCACCTCCATACAATATAGTTCATTAAATCTGACTAACCTGTCTTCAAATTCATCTTGTATGGCTAGTTTAACGCTGAGTCGGTTATATACTGCACCGTCTGGTGTCTTTGCAGGTAACGCGGCTAACAACGTGCTGACAGCCTTATTCAAAGAGAAGTGTTCAGGCATCCAGTTAAAAAGATTATATAAATCTTCATCATTGTGTAACCATAATGCTACGTTCCAAGCGTTGTAACTTCTATGTCCGTTGTATTCTTTCATGCCCTCACCTCAAACGCTGATTTAACTTCTGATATATACTGGTCGGACGCGCAGACCGTAGCACCGTTAGACAATACGCACAGATCATAGGGTTCTATTCTCACTACGCGCAACCATGCGTAGTTGGAACCGTTGAAATTATGCCATAGTCGTACAAAATCACCCTCAAAAATAATCATATCATCCTCCTATTGCTATTATGTCATTGAATTCTAGCACGTTTGAGAGTGTAACAAAAAACGATTCACTCTGCAAATTATCTCTAGCCCTTTCCTTTTTGTTGCTACCTTTGCGCGTCAATGTTCCGACCACGTTGCCGTCTAAGTGGCGCAGGTCTGTAGTGTCGAATGATTTAAGACTGTGGTTAATCTGTAGCCCATCATCCGCTAAACCTTTGGTATTGTACGCCATCGCTATTCGATACTTTGCGCTTACCGCTTTGCGTAACGCCGCTTTGCTTTGAGTGCTAAACATACTACCCGAAAATGTAAGATCAAAGTTTGGCAGTGTGTTTTTGCGTACCCTACTTAGGACTTTGCTATAGTCATAAAACATAGAGTCGGGACGCTGTACCATGATATCAGAAAAATCTATATCACTAGTGCCATTCAGTCTAAATAGTGCAGGGATGCCCGTTTTTAACGCCTTACGCTCCGCCTTGTCTATTTCAGCTAGTAGGGTAGCTCTAAAGCTTAATGGCCTTAGAAGCATTAATACAGTCCTTTTCGTGGCGGCGTTCTGTCCGACACTCATTCCCAATTGACCGCTAGAAATCAGGCATGGAGATTTACAACCTGCCAAATCTGCAAAGCTACATAGTGTTTCCGTGGCTACCTTATCCGCAGGTTGTAAATACATGACGTAAGTGTCGTATTTATCCGCACCTTTCTCAACCTTAAGACTGCTACCAAAAAAGCGCATTGGTTTGTTCAAGTACTCTAGGTTATCAATGCACCATTGTTTGGCCGTTGAATTGATCAGCGTGGTTGTTTGTATGTCTGTTAATGTAATCATTATTCAATTCCCCTTTTAAAATTCAAAATCAATATAGACAACGGTCGAACCTTTCAGATATATCTCGCGACAAATGTCGTCCGTATCTTCAAGCGCATATTGGTTGTAAGGCTTGCCAGTGTTCCAGTTTAAATCGCGTATGTAACCACCGCGAGTGAATGTTTTTAATGAGTCAGGCTTACGGCGTACATAGTCGCCCAATTTCACGTCTTTCAGTTTGATAGCTTTCATAATCATTTACCTATTTTAAAAGTTAATTTAATAAAGCCTACCCAATTAGATAGGCTTGATAAACTTACTTACAGTGAATTATTAAAGCTATCGTCCACTAGCTTATTTTTGATCTCATTCAAGCGCGCTTCCAACTGGTCAATCTCTTCACATACTGCTTGATCAAAATCTTTTGCAAAGACTGCCATGCGTTTAACATCGGTGAATCTAGCATCCACCCAACGTGCGTGGAACTCTTCTCTAGTGAGTATATTTTCGCCAGTCCAATCTGTAACGGTGATAGTTTCCATTGTCTATTTCTCCACAAATATTAAGGTTTTTATTTCTTTAATTTCAAGTAAACAAGCGTTCAATTCATCCCTTGTCATAATTGCATCCATAACATCATCGCAATCATCGGTAGTTTCAATATAATAATCTTGGGTATCTCGTAAGGCTGATAAGTTTTTAAACATCGCTTCCAATTTAATTAAGGCTTTAAAATTTTGCATTGTCTGTATTCCTTTTGGTTAATGATAATGATTCTTATTTACAGTTTAATTTCTCGTTTTCTCGCCATTGGCAGGATCATAACACTATTTTAAAACAGAGTACAACACTTCCAAGTAAATTAATTTTTACGCTGAAAAACATCAAAAGTCTTATGACCTTTTATACACCAATTTTTTTCGGGTAGTTTTTGGGCAGTTTTTTAAGATTGTGAAACCGTCGAGAAGCCGCGTATTTTAACGCCTAACAGGTTTACGCGTTGGATAGCATACGGTATAGGTTTAACTTAAATAGATTAGAGAGCTTTAGAGATAGCTTAGATCGGATATGTCAGTGGTTGTGCCAATAGTTTTATTGGTTAAAAACTGATCAGTTTCAGAGATTTTTTAGTTTGTCAAGTGTTCTAGGTTATTTATTTGTGGTGGTGGTTGATATATAGTTAAACTATTGAAATTGTTGGGACTGTATAGTTTAAAGCTATTAGTCTCTACAGTCTCTAAAGTCTCTACAGGATTGGCAACTAGATAGCAAGAGTCTTTTATGACTGAATAGTCGCATAGACTTCAAAGACTTTGTAGACTGTAGAGGTTTTTTGTGGTAGGGCTTTGGAGACTGTAGAGACTTTAGAGGCGGGGCAGGTCGCCATGGCCCCTCCCCCCTATATATACACAATGCTATACATTTTACAGGCTAATTGAGTTGTATACCAGATAGCGGCGGGGCTTCAAAGACTCTACAGAGGGGAGGAAACAAAAGGGAAGTTTCTTTCTTTTCTTTTTTCTTTCTACTAAAAAGGGGGATGTAGACAAGGTAGGTAGTAGGGGCGATATAGGCTATATAACCCCGAGGGCTTAATATCTATTATACTGCGATATTGGCATCTTGTCAAGTTATTTCTTACATTTATTTTAACTAAATGCAAAATAAAGCTTGACAAATGCTCAGATCGCAGTATAATAGAGTACATGAGTAATAATAAAGAACTAACAACAAAACAACAGACATTTCTTGATAGCCTAGTTACCTGTAATGGTGATACAAAGCTTGCAGGAGAAGTAGCAGGTTATGCACCCACAAGCCTTAATAGTGTTGTTAA